GCAATTGGTAGATCGGGTAGATACGGTAGAAAAGGTTTAGCTATTAATTTTGTAACAAAACATGATTTGGATCAAATGCGTAAAATCGAACGTCATTATGGTATTTCAATCGAGGAATTACCAAAAGATGTGCGCAATTTAATATAATAAAATGCAATATACCATATATTCGTTCATAATGAATATATTAAATATAAAAAAAATGTAAAATGTTCTCCATCAATATGAATAATATTTTACAAGCAAAAATTTTCGCTCAAACTCCAAATGAAAAAGATACGAGTAAAAAATCAATTTATTCTGAGTTTCAATTACCAATAACATATTTAGATGAAAAACATAAACACGCATTATCAGATGTAGTAAGTTCTGATTTAGAATTGAATTCGAATTCTACTGATACCAACATGTACGAACATTTATTAAAACCAAAACACAAATTTGCTACAGATATGATATCAAATTGGAATAAAGAATTTACTACAAACGTGGATTTTTTAAATGATTCGCAAAAGGTTCTCAAAAATATGCCAAATTATTTGGACAATATGCGTAAATCAAAGATGGACGAATTAAGTTATAAAGTGGACTGCGATACCATTATGCAAATATGGAAAGATACAAAAGAAGATCCGAATTTCCTAGAAAAATATTCTTATATGGATTGGGATATGTTCAAACATTTGAATCACTCGCCTACTTTCCTACAATCATTAAGTATTATCAACATGACTTCACCGTTACTGAGTTTTATCATTCCATTTATTTTTTTAATTTTTCCATTTGTTTTATTGAAAATACAGCGCATTCCGATTACATTTTCAGTTTATTTACAGGTTCTCAAGGACATTGCCAAACATCATTTTATAGGAAAAACAATTGCAAATATTCAATCTTTGAGTTGGGATAAAATAATATATGTCGCATTCACTGCTGGATTGTACTTTTTGCAAATCTATCAGAACATAAATCAATGCATTCGTTTTTATACAAATATAAATAAGATCAACGCACACTTATGTAATATGCGTGATTATTTAAAATATTCTATTGCAAGTATGGAGAACTTTGCATCTATAAATGAACACATTCCACATTACGATGAATTTTGTAAGAAAACGCGAGAACATTCTACGAAATTATCTTATTTGTACAAGGAATTGGAAAATATCAAATCATTCAAGCCTGGGTTCTCCAAAATAGTTGAGATAGGATATTTATTAAAATGTTTTTATCAGTTGCATTCGAACGTGGAATATGAAAATAGTTTAAAATATTCGTTTGGGTTTGAAGGATTTATTAACAATTTAACTGGAATCCATGAGAACATCTCATCTGGATTTATTTCATATGCTAGATTTGATAGTGCCAGTAAAACTAAATTCAAACAACAATACTATCCTCCATACATAGGAAAAGACCATGTTAAAAACGATTGCGATTTATCAATGAATATGATCATAACCGGTCCAAATGCATCTGGTAAAACAACTGCATTGAAAACCACTACACTGAACATCGTGTTTTCACAACAGTTTGGATGCGGGTTTTATAGTTCATGTGTTCTCAATCCATATACTCATATTCATTCTTATTTGAATATTCCAGATACTTCTGGGCGTGATAGTCTATTCCAAGCAGAATCAAGGCGTTGCAAAGAAATTATTGACATTATTGATGTTGAAAACGGAGAACATACACAAAGTAGACATTTCTGTATTTTTGATGAATTATATTCAGGTACAAATCCAACGGAGGCTACAAAATCGGCATATGCATTTTTATTATATTTATCTAAACGAGAGAATGTTGATTTTATCTTAACAACACATTACGTATCTATATGTAAAAAATTAAAACGTTCTAGTAAAATCCAAAACTATAAAATGTTGATTGATTTAAGTGGTGGTACGAATAACGTTAAATATACATACAAAATGAAAAAAGGTATATCCAAAATACAGGGCGCTATTTTAATTTTAGAAGAAATGAATTATCCAAAAGAAATAATTGATGAAATTCGTTATTATGGAGGATGAAGTACATAAATAGAAATATATATTATATTTATGTATAGTAATATGGTTCATTCCAAGATAAACCCTAAAATTATTTACGAAGATACAAAACAAATCAATCATGATGATTATACAACTGAAGCTACACCGTATGATATTGTATTCAATAAATTGAACCCAAATAAAACAGTATCTGTAGTTTTTGGAAAAGAAAAAACAGATTATATTCATTTTGGTGTTATCTATTTTCCAATCTATTTAGTAATGAACAATGAAGTGAAATCGCAAATAGGAGTGTTTGAAATACCAATGGAAAAAATAAATTATATAAAAGATTCTGACGATGATATCGATCCTGAACAAATTAAAGACCCTTTACTATATGAATTTGTATCAGATTCATATTTGAGTAGTTTTAGTGAAAGTAAAGATTTGAATTTAGGTATAATTGATTTGGATGATATACAAAACACTACAGAATTGGATAAATCTAAATCAGAATTTAAAAATAAAGTACGAGATGAAGATGATGACATCTTTAAAGTTAAATTAAACGATAAAGAAATTGAACCGATCAAAAAGACGAACCCGAATTCTATTTTTATCATTGATACCAATCAGAATCAACCTCCTATTTTAAATGAAGAAAATGAAGATGATCTTAAGGATCAAGATGAAATTGAAAGTATAGATGAAAAAACTTTCCCGAATAAATGGATTCAACAGTTTATGAAAAATAAACATTATAAAATTCAGGATAATGAAGGAAGTGGCGATTGCCTATTTGCGGTTATACGCGATGCGTTTGAACAAATCGGACATAGAACAACTGTTCAAAAAATGCGCGATTTATTGGCAGAAGAAGCGACAGATGATATATTTCAAGAATATAGGTCGGTTTATTTGGCTATAGAAAACGAAATTGTAGAAAATACAAAAAAAATAGAGAATTACACTAAGGTATTGAAAGAACTCAAAAAACGTGTTGAAAAAACTATTGACAAGACAGAACATGAGACCATATTGAAAGAGGGTAAAAATCTAAAAATTCAGATCAAAAAGTTAAAAGAAGAAAATAGGGAAAATACTCAATTTGTGAATTATCACTTTGGGTTTATGCAAAATTTGGATTCATTGGATAAATTCAAAAATTATATTAAAACGTCTAATTATTGGGCAGATACATGGGCGATTTCAACGTTAGAACGATTATTGAATATAAAACTTGTAATATTTTCGGAAGAGGCATACAAAGAAGATTCAAAAGATAACGTTCTCAATTGTGGAGAAATAAATAAACAAATACAGGATAAAGGGGCATTTAGTCCAAATTACTATATATTAACTTCATATAGTGGTCAACATTATCGATTAATTACATATAAAAATAAGAAAATACTAACATATAGCGAAATCCCATACGGTGTTAAAATGCTAGTAATTAATAAATGTATGGAAGTGAATTCCGGAATCTATTATTTAATTCAAGATTTTAGAAATTTAAAAGAGAAAATGGGAATACCAATCGATAAAGGTTCTCCAATAACAACAGAACAAGATGATTATGAATCGCTTTCAAATATAGAATTATATGAGCCGAATATAGTATTTATGTTTTATAATAAATCTCAAAACAAGCCACTACCAGGCAACGGCTCTGGAGAAAAAATAACGAAGGATAAAATCATAGTTTTTAGAGAATTAAATAAAATGAAAGATTGGCGCAAGAAGTTAGACGATGAATGGAATGCGCCTTTCGCGGTTGACAACCATAGATGGCTTACTATAGAACATTACTATCAAGGATCGAAATTCAGAAAAGGGTTTCCTGATTTTTATTTAAATTTTGCATTAGATAGCGAAAGTGATATATCAAAAGATGTATCTTTGGCGAAGAAAGCTGGTAGTAGAAAACCACAGGATACTAGAGCAAAAAATATTGTAATAGATCCCGACTTTTATGGAGAACGTAGTTTGGAAGAACGCGAATTGGCAATGCGATCAAAATTTGAACAGAATTTAGATTTAAAAGAATTGTTAATCGCTACCTATCCCGCAAAATTATTAAACTTTAAGAGAGGTAAAGAACCAGATGTACGTATGTCTTTGATGAAATTGCGAAAAGAGTTTATTGATAATCGAAATTGAATAGATTGAATAGTTGAATCGAAAAATAATATATATACAATGTAATAGGGTATATATATTATGAAAATAAAACAAGTATCGGAACAATTACAAACATTTGTAAAGAATAATTTTAAAAACAATATTTCAGATATACCTTATCTATCGGATGATTCATGTGATTTTTTAAAATTAATATACAACCAAATGCATAATGCTGATTTAGCATTAGGTCCTAGATTCAATCCACGTGAAATTGTATATGAAGATAGTAATAACACAGAGTTGGTAAAGGCAATACCAATATTAATATATGATACATTTATTAAAAAATGCACAGTAAATAAATCCTATGTTTTCTATACATCAAAAAGAATGATTACTGTACACTTTGCGTTTCCGTCTAATAGTACAATAAGCGATACTTATTTGCGAAATTGCATGAAAAAAATGTTCATGTGGTTATTTATTGCTGAAAAATTTGCGACGTCAATGTGTTCAAAAACAATGGATATTTTTATTTATATGACTGATTTTGAGAAGAAATTACCAACGGATAGTACAGCAATCGGAAGACTTAACGTGAATACCGCTTTCACTACCCCATGTAAAGGCTCGACTGAAATACATATTTTTAGGCGCGAAGAATGGTTTAAAGTATTTATTCACGAGACATTTCATAATCTTGGATTGGATTTTTCAAGTATGAACGAGAACATATCAAACAATGAAATATATAACATTTTTCCAATAAATTTGGATACAAGACTATATGAAACATATTGTGAGACGTGGGCGGAAATAATTAACCTGCAATTTATAACTTATTTTGGAACAAAAATGAAGAATGATTATTCGAAAATGATAGTTAAATTGGAGAACATGTTAAAAATAGAGGTTATGTTCTCTTTATTTCAATCAGCAAAGGTATTATATTATTATGGTATGAAATATAATGATTTATATGATTCAAATTCAATCTCAAAAGAAAAAAGGAGACAATATCGCGAAGATACGAATGTTCTTTGTTATTATATAATAAAATCGATATTGATTTATAATACAAATGACTTTATAGAATGGACGATACAAAATAATCGAAATTCATTGGATTTTCGTAAAACAAATTCGAATGTAGAACATTATTGTAAATTGATTAAGAATTTATATAAAAATACGCCGTATTTGAGGACTATGAAAGTTATGGAAGAATGGTTTTTTATTAACAGAAATTATAATAGTTTTGAATTTCAAAATTTACGCATGACTGTATATGAGTTAGAAGATAAATAAAAATTGAAATTATATAATGCGCGTATGTATATCATATAATTTTACATAAAAATAATTAAACAATGGGGATTCACAATTTAAACCGGTTTTTATTAGATAAATGTACAACTGAGTCTATCAGTAAAAAACATATAAAAATTTTATCGGGCAAAACTATCGCAGTAGATACGAGTATTTATTTGTATAAGTTCACTGCTAGTAATTTGCTGATTGAAAATATGTATTTATTAATTACAATTTTTAAATATTATAATATAACTCCTATATTTGTATTTGATGGTAAACCACCTGATGAAAAAAAACAAATAATAAAAAAGAGATTAATTGACAAAATAATTGCTGAAAAAAAATACAATGAATTAAAAGATAAAATAAATACAATTGTAGATATGAAAGATAAAAAAGAATTGGAAGTTGAAATCGATTCGTTAAAGAAACAATTTATTCGAATAAAAGATTCGGATATTAAATCAGTGAAAGAATTGATGGATTATTGTAATGTTGTTTATTATGATGCTCCAGGAGAAGCAGATCAGTTGTGTGCAAAATTAGTAATAGATAAAAAAGCATGGGCATGCTTAAGTGATGATATGGATATGTTTGTTTATGGATGTACCCGAGTTATAAGACATATAAGTTTATTGAATCATACTGTTATATTTTATAATATAAATGGCATTCTCAGAGAATTAAAAATGTCAATGAACGATTTTCGTGAGATTATGGTTATATCTGGTACAGACTATAATATATGCGATAATACCAATTTGGATGATACGATGAAACATTATAATGAATATAAAGAATACAAAAAGGATAGTGAAGTTAGGTTTTATGATTGGCTTCATACTAATACAACGTACATCAAAAACTACGAATCGTTAAAAAATATTTATAATATATTTGATTTATCGAATATAGACATATCTGAATTTGGTAAAAATAGCATAACAATCAATAAAAATAATAATAAATTGATCGAGTTTTTAAAACCATATGGATTTATATTTGTATAGAAGATTCGGGAACAAATCCCAAATATACAAATATTCCTATTGTTTTTTATCTTCGTAAGGTTTTACGTATGTGATATTCTGTATCATAACTACACCATTCTCCACAAAATGTGTATTTATGCCAAAATATATAGTTTGAATATTGTTCTTCAGCATAACCATTGCAATTAACGCAATATTGATCGTTCTCATTGCGGTCGTTATATTTAATTAATAATTCATTCATTACTACTCGCATTAATGGTCGATGTTCTACATTAAACTCACTTATCAAGTCTTGTAATTGTTTCGGCAATAAAAGTAAATTCATTTGTTATATTATCTTTGTTTAAGATAACACAATTGTAATGAAATAATTATTCAATTTTTTATAATGTAAATGAAAAAAGAAAAAAGGTCTAAAAATTGGTTCAAAAATAAATAGTATAATAATATAATATAAAACAAAATGAGTACTTCGAACGAAACCTTACCTGCCACTTTTGTAAATGAATTATCCGATCAAATAAATAAAGAATTTTCTGAACTTGATGAAAACACTAAAAATAAAATATTATTATTACACCGACCGGAAAGAAAAATGAGACAAAATATAGTTATGATTTGTATATTTTATAACTATGTTTCAAATAATTTGACAAATGCTCCTTTGTGATTTTCTTCTCTAAAATATTAGAAATTACTTTATAAATATCTTCATATGTATTTGGACTTTTCTTTTTGATATAATGTTTTAATTGACTAAAAAACTCTTCTATACTATTGGTTTCGGGATGATAAGGAACACTATATAATAAATGATTATTATCATATTCTATCTTTTCTCTTATTAGTTTTGATTTA